CAACGTTCTCAATGGTTCGACAGATAGACTGATCTATCTTCTTCATCTCCATCTTAAAGTTAATGTCATCTAAAACACCAAAACCAAAAGGTACAGCAAACGGTTCGTAGTCTTGCTTTTTGTAAAAAGAATATCTTAATTTGGCTGGGTCCAAGGCGACTTTCATGCCATCGGTATAATATCCGCCTTGATCTATTTTCTTTTGCATTTCTGGCGTTAACGCCTTATAAAGTTCTTTGTCTTCATCTGTTTTTGGGTTTTGAAGACGTTCTAGCTCATACTCACTCAATATTTTTTCATATAAACCGTTGTCAAAAGATGTAGATCTTTTTGCCGCCATATCAAAAGGATTCAAAAGAATATATCTAATCGGCAGTTTATTGACTTGACCAATTAGTCCAATATTCCTAAGTTTTGTAAAATCTTCTAAATTAAACTTTCCATCAATAGTGTAAAGAAATACATTTCCACTACGATAATATTCTCTAAAAAACTGATCTTTTAAATTCCAAATTTTAATTTTCTTCAACCAAGCATTGATGAATGTCCTAGATCTTGCGCTACCACCTTCTAAGTATAAAGTGGAATTAGCAAAATCTGACATCATGTCAACAGAATTTCTAAAAATAGCTATATTGCAATAAGCTTTTTGACATAATTCTATAGCATCCCTGACATTAACGCCATCGATACCATAATTATAAGGCGACATACCATTTCTAATATTCGCATATGGAAAAATTTTAGGGCCTATAGCTGCGTTATTTCTTCTTGATGCCACTTCATTACCGTTAACAGATGTCCTACTGTAAGCTTTAGATTCGTAAGTATAAAAAGGCTCTCCTACCAATTGAGGCTCGTATTGGTTAGCCTGCTGGTTAGCGTTAGCCTCAAACATATCTGATAAAGGCTGACCTTTATGGGTGTTGAACTTTTCCCAATAATCAGACCGTTTTGTATATTTTCTTTTTGACATCTTATAATATTACACAAAGTTAAATAAAAGTTCCGTATAAAGTATAATAAAAGTTAAAATGTAACTTTCAACTAATTAATAAACATGGGAGTAAAAGTCTCGAAAGCATCTTCTACACTTTTATCATTAGAATCAAAATATATTTTTGCCATCCAGTTTCCTAACACAAGAGCAGAATACGAATCTTTTCTAGCTTTATCTGGGCCAGTTTGACGCCTTAAATTAGGAGGCAAATCAAATGTCTGGGTACCTTGAGCTGTTGTTGTTATTTGAACTAAAGCACATTCATTTTTTGTTAAATCTAACATATCCGCTTGGTGCTCAATAAAATCTATCATTTTTGCAGATGCTGACTGCTTGGTCTCATCAGATGTCCGTAAAAATTTTATTTTATCAATAGGTATACTTTTATTTCTTTGCTTATTGTAAGCTTCATCTATAGCTCTAGAAGCAAAAAATATACGCCTATGTTCAAAATTAGCCTGCAATAATTCGTTTGCCTGCCTGATCCATTTACTAGTGGGCTTTCTCAAATAAACAATTTTATCATCCGAATTATTATATTCTGTCTTGAATTTACGCAAATCTGACTGGTAATCTTCGGGATTATCGAATGGTACATCAATTGTTTTAAGTTTTTTATCTTTTGATTGAAAAGTTTCGCTTTCATTGCATGCTTGTATAAATTGTACTCCACCATTGTAATCACCAACAACTTGCACTATATTAAAATTATCTAAACAATATTTAAAATAAAATATATGATGCTTTAAAGATGTTCCTGATAATGCATAACTATGCACTATAGTCGCTTTTTTCTCTTCATCATGTATTTTTAAAATTTGTATAGCGAAATCATCAGAACCTTCTGTTTGAGACCATGAAGGATCAAATGCTAAAATATATTTAGCTCCTGCATCTCCTTTTACTTCCACAGATGGGTAATCTCCCTCAGGCACTGTACATAAGGCCATTTTGCTAGTCTTAAAATAGCCAGAGCTATCGTCAGTAAAAACAGCGCCAAACTCCCTATCAAACTGAGATTGACTCATTGTAGCTTTAGCCTGATTAACGAGGTTTTGATCGTATAGTTGAGTAGGAGCACAATCATAACCAAATTGCATAATGCACCGAGAAGCTTTGTCCCTTTTATTTTCCTGAGTTATTAAAAAATCAAACTGGTTATAAAGCTTGTACAAGTATTCAAACTTGTAAGATGCAGAAGATAAAGCTATCAATTTATTATTGGGCCATATAAAGCGATCCTCTTCTTTCATTTTTCCTTGCTCTATAAGCATACTCTCTAAGCCATGAACCTCTTGTCTTTGAGTAGGGTTTTCGACTACAGATAGAAATGGAACTATAACCTCATTGTAAATTCTTTCTGGCATTAATAAAAACTCATCAATAATAATCCTTTGAAAACGAAAACCACGGAGCTTTTCTCCATCACCTAAAGGTAAAGCTCGAATTCTACTTCTACCAATTTCCATCAACCACTCATCATTACCTTTTGAAACTTTAGTGATACATTGTTTAAAAAAAGCTGCTTCAGGTTTAGCGGCAATGTCCTCTATTTTTTTGAAAATCATTTTGGACTGCCTAAAAGATTTTGAAATTATACCTATTTCTACTCCTTGATTTAGTAGGGCATCTAACGCAGCATAAATTCCGGTAGAAAAAGATTTTGACATTCCACGGCTCCAAACTCCTAAAAAATAATCAGTTTCAAACATTGATTTTACAGCCATGTGCTGAAACGGGAATAGTTTAATACCAAATATTAAATCAGCAGCAAAAGAGATGTTGCCTCTTAAAAATTCATAAAGAGCAAGTTTTGATTCATGCTCTTCTAAAAAACCTTCTAAAGACAACAGTTCTTCGTTAGTCCTTATTTTTGACGGCGGTCTGTTTTGATTTCCTTCTTGCCAACTCATAATCTATAAAATACTGAAGGTCCGACCTCCATAAATCTTTTCCGTAATATAATATACGCGGAATCAAAAATTTTGAATTCTTTCTTCCTCCTGTGAAAATAAACTGACACCTTCTAGGAAAGTCATACATAATATCTCTCATATTTTTCAATATGTAATCTATACTAGCTTTACGTTTAAAGTATTTTTGCTCCGCTATAATCTTATCTAAAGAAGACTCTATTACTACAAACATATATGCATCCATATCTTGTGTTAGTTGAATTTCTCTTCTAAACCTATCTAAATTAGCTGTTGTCAGAGTGCCACAAAAATCATTTGAAGATTTTCTATCTACAAATGTATAACTATAATGATTACCTAATAAAGTATAATCACCAAAAGATAATTTATGCTTTTTTGTGTTAAACTTAAAGTCTAAAGGTTTTTGCTCTCTAGTATCTATTGCGACTTCTATATCTTTAGGCAAATCTTCATCAAAAAAACCTGAAGGAATATTTTTATCAAACATTAAATCTAAATCGCATAACTTGGCAAAATGAGAATAACTACCAAACATTTTTTTTATAATATCTAGTTTGGGTAAAAAGCAGTGCTCAAGCTCTAAATAAAAAGGTAAAAAATTCCTTTTTTTATCGTAAACCCTTTTTAATATTTTAGATTGAATGTATTCTTGAGCATCTAAAGGGTGTAGTTGCTCAAGCCATTTATTCATTTGAACCCTATTCGTAAAATCTTTATTAAAATAACTTTCAACATCTTTAAAAGGTAAAAGGTCTCCAGTTAACAAATTTTTACGCGCATAAAATTTAACATAATATTCTGCCAAATGCATATCATGCTGTTTTATATGTTTATGCAAAGATCCTAGTTTTGCAAATGGTTTATCGCAAACTTTGCAGCTTAATTCATATTGCGTCATTTTTACTTATACCTAAAACTCTAGCTTTCCAATCCGACATCTGTTCCAACCTGTCTGCTTCCTCATAAACGACTTTCTTTTGCATATCTGCCATTTGAATCATTAATTTTCTTTCTTGCTCATCTTGAAACAATTGAACTAAAGAAATAATTGATGCATTTCGTTGGTGTTGATTTTGGATTCTTTTAGAACGTTCTCCATTTAACTTAGCAAGCATTTTATCTATACGATTTGTGCATTGATTATATTCTTCGGCTTTAGTTTTTAACATTTCTGTTAGCCTCATAGTCAAATCATTTTGCCCTTCCGTCTCATCAAACATTTGATTCAATTTTTGTTTTTGGATTTCTATTTCTCTAAGATTAACATAATCCATACAAACATTAATATACAAATTTAACTCATCTGCTGTCAAGTCTGGCTTATCCCAAGAACTACGAATATATTCGCTTTCAAATAAATCTCTAGCTTCTTTAGTTATGTAAGAGTTTATAACTTGTATAAATCTTGGCGCAGAAAGATACGTTAAAAGTTTCTCTAAGCATTTTCGATCTTGCATAGATAACTTTTCTACATCAAATTCTTTCATAACAATTTTATTTATTTTTTTTATTAATGTCGTTAAAGCTCTTGGTGTAGAATATTTTTCTGATACAACCTCATCTCTTAAATTTATTTGATCGAATTCGTTGTTTATAAACTCTGACATTAAAACAAATTTTTGACTTTCAAAAAACTTTCTACGCTTAGATTCTTCTGGCCAAATTATTTTAGCGACTTCTTTTTTTGTCAAATCTGGAGTATAATGTCTTTTTATAAATTCTTGCTCCTCTAATGATAAAAAAGGTTTAGCATCAGATTTTTCAGCATAATCTGAATGAGCTGTTGTTCTTATTATAGGTTGAGGCGGTAAAGGTGAAGTTTTTAGTTTTCTTTCTTTTACTTTTGTTCTATATTTCAAACCTTGCTCTATCCAAAATTCTCTTATAGCTCTACCTCTACTAGTTGTGCCTTTTTCATCTGGACTGTTCCACAATTCTCTTATAACTTTTATTAAGTTTCCATCGTGCTTTTTAAATAAATCTAAACTTCTTTGCTTCTCTTCTTCGGAAAGCTGATAATGTGACGCCATCTGGTTATTCATAAAAATATATCATTCTTTTCTAACATTTGTTTAGCTATTTTTTTGTAAAAGTTTTTGAGATTTTTTATTTGCTTGTACCCGGCTTTTCTACCCTTCTCTGTAGTTTTATAACCTAAAGTGAGAGCGATCTTTTCCTCGTCTAAGTAATCTATAAACAACATTTTATAAATAATGTAATGTCTATCATTTAAAAAGTCTCTCATTAAGTAATGTAATTTTTTTGCTGCAGTTAATACACAGGCATGATCGGAAAACTTGGAGTTTTTTTTGTAAGAAGAATTTTCTAAAGGTACTGGAACTTTAATATCATAAGCCTTTTTTTTGCTTTTTTCCCATTTTGCATAGTCTTTTCACTCAGAATTTTTCATGCC